AAATGATATTAATTTCACTGCTGATCGAGATATTAATCTTACAGCAAAACGTAATTTTAATCTTAACTCTGTGGGCAACAATAACCTCACAGCCACCGGCACGACCAATATCAGAAGCGGTGAAAATCATGTAGAAACAGCAACTGAAATACACATGAACGGCCCAGCCGCTGCCACAGCTCCCAGCGCCGCAAGGGTACCTCAACATGAGCCCTGGGCCGGACATGAGCATTTAGATCCAACAGCACACCTCCCGTCTAAGACAGAAGCTGTAGCAACTCCTGTTGAACCGACAGCAACATACTGGAAGACATACACAACAAGTATCGATACTTTCAAGAGACAACCTCCCCCTGCAACAAAAGGACCTAATCAATAATGAGTTCAAACGCCAACCTATACAATAAAATAACACTGCCTGCAACTAGTCAACCTGATAATCGCGGCTCTAAGATGTATAAAGGATTCAGTAGTATCAATGCGTCTACTGAAAATTATAACCTGTTTGATTTTGAACTAATCAAACAAGACATACTCAATCACTTTAATACTAGACAAGGCGAGCGACTAATGAATCCTACATTTGGTTGTGTTATATGGGATTTGTTGTTTGAACCACTAACTGAAGATATTAAAAATCTAATATTACAAAATGTTAATACTATTATCAACTACGACCCCCGGGTTAAAGCAGAAACGGTCATAGTTACCAGTTATGGTCAAGGAATACAGATACAATGTACTTTAAAATTTGTTCCTTACAATATACAGCAAAGTTTACAATTAACTTTTGACCAAGCTAACGGTCTGTTGGTTGTGTAATTAAATACGCACATTACTCAATAAAATAAATACAAGATACGGGATACATTATGAGTTCAACAGATAGACAAAATAATTTGCTAATATCGGAAGATTGGAAAAAGATCTATCAAAGTTTCCGAAATGCTGATTTCCAAAGCTACGACTTTGAAAATTTGCGCAGAACTATGATCCAGTATCTGCGCACCAACTATCCGGAAGACTTTAACGATTATATTGAATCTAGCGAATACCTTGCTTTAATAGATCTTATTGCATTCCTAGGTCAAAGTATTGCTTTCCGTGTTGACCTAAATGCTCGTGAAAATTTTCTTGAGCTAGCCAGCCGACGTGATAGTGTATTGCGCTTGGCTCAATTAATCAGCTACAATGCCAAGCGAAATATTGCCGCCAACGGTTTACTAAAAGTCATAACAGCACAAACTACAGAAACAGTTATTGATAGTAACGGCCGTAATGTTGCCAATCAAATTATTTCTTGGAATGATCCTAGCAACACTAATTGGTATGATCAATTCTTCAAAGTGATTAATGCGGCTCTACCGCAATCTCAACAATTTGGTAGCCCGGTAGCATCAGATACCATTTATGGCATTCCAACTAGTCAATACAGATTTAATGCAACTAATACTAATGTTCCTATTTTTGCATTTACCAGTTCTGTTGCCGGCCGTTCGATGAACTTTGAAATTACCAGCACAACATTCAAAGGTCAAAATTATATCTATGAAGAAGCTCCGTCAGTTGGTAATAAACCGGCATGTGTGTATAGAGAAGATGGCCACGGTGCAGGTAGTGCAGGCACCGGATTCTTTTTTAATTTTACCCAGGGCAATTTACAAGCAGGACAATTTACAGTATCCCAACCAACCAGTAACGAAAGTATTGATGTGGCAACACCAAATATCAACAACAGCGATGTGTGGTTATATAAGTTAAATCAAGACGGTGCTGAAACAGAACTGTGGACACAAGTAAGTTCTACAACCGGCAATAATGTCATTTATAACAGTCTTAATAAAAATATTAAAAATATCTATACTGTGGTAACTCGGGTTAATGATCAAATCAGTTTGGCATTTAGTGATGGCACGTTTGGAAATCTTCCTCTAGGCCCGTTTAGAACCTATTATAGAGTAAGCAATGGGTTGGCTTATGTTATCAATCCTGCTGATATAAAGAATATTAGTATAACTATACCGTATACATCTGTCACTGGTAAGGCCGAGTCGTTGACACTTAAATTAAGTTTGGCCTCATCAGTTAGCAATGCCACTGCAACAGAAAATAATACATCTATTAAAACAAATGCTCCACAAACTTATTATACACAGAATCGTATGATAACAGGCGAGGACTATAATATTAGTCCACTTGCCGCATCACAACAAGTAGCAAAAGTCAAAAGCGTCAATAGAACTAGTAGCGGTATCAGTAGATATTTTGATTTATCAGACCCTACAGGAAAGTACAGTAGCACAAACCTTTTCGCTGATGACGGGATAATTTATCAAGATTTTTATACTGATACAGGCATCCAATTCAATTATGTAACTAAAACTGATATACAGGCAGTTATATATAATCGAATAACGAACCTGCTAGCTAGTGCAGACTTGGCCAATTTTTATTATAGTAACTTTGTCAATTTCTTAACAGCAAGTCTTAATATCGCGTGGTATAAAACCACATCTGATTCAGTGTCATCGACTGGTTATGTAGGTGATGTAGTTGATGCAGGCACTTATAAAGTTGGATCATATACCAACACTGATTTAAGATATCTTACCAAGGGTGCGCTTATTAAATTTACGGCACCTGCTGGAAAATACTTTAACACAAAAAATGCCAACGCATTGGTCACAGGAACAGCAACAGTTCCTGGCGCATCTAATTATATTTGGGCCGAAGTGGTAAGTGTAAGTGGTGACGGCACTGCAAATAATACTGGCAAATTGACTACGGGACTCGGGCCCATAACTTTGAATCAACCGATTCCGTCAGGTGCGATTCTTTCAAAGCTGTTGCCGCAGTTAACTACATCTATCAGTTCGTCTGTTGTTACAACAATGATAGATTTAATTTTTGCTAATAAACCATTCGGCCTTCGCTATAATGCATCGATCCAAACTTGGCAAATCGTATACGAAGCAAATCTTAACACTATATCTGCTTTTAGTCTAGGAAATCAAGGTGATACAACAAATACTCAACAGGATGCTAGCTGGTTATTGCTGTTTACTACTAATAACGTATTTTATACAGTTACCACACGATTGTTAAGATATGTGTTTGAAAGTGATAAACAAGTTCGTTTTTACTTTGATAGTACCAATCCTATATATGATAGTTCTACTGGTAAGGTAATATCAGATCAAATTAACGTACTGAGTATAAACACTCAACCGGACGCTACTTCAGCATTTACTAGAGATCAACAATGGAAAGTGGTAAAAGAATATGTGGGCGTCGACGGATATATCGATAATAAAAAAATAGTAATTAGCTTTAGTGAAGACACTGACAATGGCGCCATCCAGGATCCTGAAACATTCTTAAATATTGTTGCACCTACATCTAATCCATTAACAAAATATATTATTCAACAACGTTATTTGTTAAACGATGGACAAGAAGAATATCAATACATTGATAATACAGCAAATATAGTAGTAATTGCTCCTACTCAATCATCTGTTTTAACCACATTAACCACATATCCAAATGGTCAATATTTTTATTTTGTTGATACCAAAGTAGTTAAGAAATTGAATTTATCAACTGCAGAATTAGTTCCTACTTTAGATTATAAGGTTTTTATAGGTAGAGATAATTTAAAATTTCAGTATACTCACAGTGCCGATTATAATTCTCGCATAGATCCAAGTGCAAGTAATATAGTTGATGTTTATATTTTAACTAAGAATTACGATATATCTTATAGACAATGGCTATCAAATAATTTAGTAGACTTACCTCTACCGCCAAGTTCAGATGAACTGTATAATTTACTAGCACCAAGTTTAAATTTAATTAAATCAATAAGCGATGAAATCGTATATCATCCAGTGTCGTATAAAGTTTTGTTCGGAGCTACTGCTGATAGGGCAGTTCAAGCAACTTTTAAAGTAACGAAAAATTCTAGTAGCGTTGTATCGGACAATGATATTAAAGCAAGAGTTGTAACTGCAATCAATACTTTCTTTGCATTAGACAATTGGAACTTCGGTGATACATTTTATTTTACAGAATTATCAACTTATGTAATGAATAAATTATCGCCTGATATTACCAACTTTGTTATAGTACCATTACAAAGTGATTTATATTTTGGTAGTCTGTTCCAGATTTCATGTCCAAGCAATCAAATTTTTATCAACGGCGCAACAGTCGACAACATTGAAATTATTTCGGGCATCACCGGAGCAAATATTAGAACAGTTACTGGTTCTGCACTAACATCAGTAAACTCAAATCAAAATATAACTAGCGCAAATTACGGAGCAACAAATTAATGGCCATCAGCAATAATCCAAATGGTACAAATAAAGTTTCTGTAAATTTTCTTCCAAATTTTTATAAAACTGATGCTAATAAGAAATTCTTACAAGCCACTGTTGATCAAATAGTACAACCTGGCGCTGTAAAAAAGATCAATGGGTTCATTGGCAGAACAACGGCCAAGGCTGCAATGAAAGACGATGTTTATATCGATGCTCCCACGGCTCAACGTCAAAATTATCAACTTGAACCTAGTTTTACTGTAAAAGATGCACTGGGTAATCCTACATTTTTTAAAGACTATCAAGATTATATTAATCAGATTGGGGTATTTGGCGGCAATATTGATAACCATGCACGTTTAAATTCTCAAGAATTTTACAGCTGGGATCCACACATTGATTGGGATAAATTTGTTAACTTTCAAAATTACTATTGGCTTCCATACGGCCCTGATACTATTAGAATATTTGGTCAACAAAAAGCCATAACAAGCACATATACTGTTCAGCTACAGACTGAGGGTGCGGACTATCAATATCTGTTCACTCCCGACGGACTAACACCAAATCCTGTAATAACATTATATAGAGGTCAGACATATATATTTGAAATTACCAGCCCGGGAAATCCTTTCAGTATTAAGATTAATAGAACTATAGGTAAATTTGATCGATACACTGACGGAGTGACCGGCGGCGGTGTAGTAGATGGAACAATTAAGTTTGAGATACCAGCTAACGCTCCTAGCACGTTGTACTATCAAAGTGAAACAGATAGGAACTTAGGTGGCGTTATAAAAATTCTTGATATTAAAGAAGATACCTATATCGATGTGGCAGCAGACATACTAGGAAAGAAGACCTATACATTATCAAACGGTACAGCATTGTCAAACGGAATGAAAGTATCATTTGGTGGAAATGTTTTACCTGTAAAATATGCCACTGGAGAATATTATGTCGAAGGTGTCGGTTCTTCTATCAAATTAATTAATAAAGATATTCTTGAAGTTATTACTACGTATACAGTAACGGAAGCAGTGTATTTTGATAGTATTCCTTTTGATAGTCAACCATTCAGCGACTCGTCTAATTTTGCTTCGACAAAAGATTACTTAACAATAAATCGTGGTAGCAGAGATCATAATCCCTGGAGTCGATATAATCGATGGTTTCATAAAGACACTATCGAAGCTGTTGCAGCCTACTTAGGCAACACGATTACATTAGACCAAACTGCTCGGGCAGTCCGACCTATCATAGAATTTACCGCTGATTTGAAATTATTTAATTTTGGAACACTGGCAGTT